ATTATAGTAGTAATTGATATTACTACAAATGTAACTAATATGAGTTATATGTTTTATTATGCTATTAATTTTAATGGTGATATTAGTCGATGGGATACTTCTAAAGTAATGGGAGGATAGCTTTAATCAAGTTATTGGAGGATGGAATACTCCAAACGTAAATAATACTACTATCTAACTAATATTTAGAATGAATATTTAAAATAAAATTGATTTATTAAGTTATTTTTATTTTACATATCATACATCTATTATGACTTATACCATATAACCGTCCAATGATTCATTAAAATATATGGTACAAAAAATTAATGACTATGAATTTGGTTTATATCAGATTATTAAATCACTCATATCCTATAAAATGAAAGATTCTTTAGAATTACGTGACGCAGTTAAACTCTGGTTAAGCAATGAATCTAAAGCAAAACTAAAATACGGACATATTGGAAATTGGAATACAGCAAACGTAACCAATATGAGTTTTATGTTTCAGGGTGCTCAAAATTTTAATGAAGATGTTGGAGGTTGGGATACTTCAAATGTAACTAGTATGGATTTTATGTTTTGTGGTGCTCCTAATTTTAATCAAGATATCGGAAACTGGGATACTACAAATGTTACTGATATAAGTAGTATGTTTATGTATGCTACAGACTTTAATCAAAATATAGGAGGATGGGATACTTCAAATGTAACTAATATGAGTCATATGTTTAAGCGTGCCAGTAAGTTTAACGAATATATTGGACTATGGGATACTTCAAATGTAACTAATATGAGTTTTATGTTTAGTGATCAAAAAATTTTTAATCAAGATATTGGAAATTGGGATACTTCACAAGTTACTAATATGAGTTACATGTTTGATCATGCTCCTAATTTCAATCAAGATATTGGAAAATGGGATACTTCAAATGTTACTGATATGCATCGCTTGTTTCTTTGTGCTAATACTTTTAATCAAGATATTGGAAATTGGGATACTTCAGGCGTAACAGATATGATACAGATGTTTTATAATGCTAATACTTTTAATCAAGATATTGGAAATTGGGATACTTCAGGCGTAACCGATATGAGTCATATTATATGAAACCTTCCAATGATGCGTTACGTGCACTATTGTGTACTATTGTTTATGTACCGAATATTGAATTATAATATGATTTAATTATTTTTCAGCTCTTCTAAATAGTGATTTAATATTTTGGACCCCTCGTTTGAGTTAATATTTATATTTTTTTTTGTTACCGGGTCATAGATAGTGGAATAGTTGGAGCCCCCTCCCTGTATTCCAAAATGGGCTCTAGCTGCGATATTTCCGGGAGATTTAGGCACGTAAAGATTAGGATCCGCGGGGAGTTCATAAAACGGCCTTGGATTTAAATGATCTTGTAAAGCAATTTTGACAGTGATATCTTTAAACTCTTCGTATCCTAAATAAACATAGTTGGAAATTGTCTTAAGTCCTTCAACAAGGTAGTTCATATTAGTATCTAGTTGCGTTTTAAAATTTAGTGCATTCTGAGCAATTTGTGGATCAATAGCCCCCAGCCTACCCGAACAATCACTAATTATTTGGTCAATGCTTTGAAACATCTCATTATATTCGCTGGAGACTCTGTCTTGAAATTCTTTAGCTTCATCCGCGGATTTTTTAGCGAACTCTAATTTTTTACTTGTAAATCCCCTACAAGATATTACCACTAAATTAATTAGAGTTCCCCCAGCTTTTTGACTTATTCTACCACAAATATTGCTCAAAGATTGAGATGTATGTTCATACTCCCAATGCGGTTTAACATCAGAGTATGGTGCGTCTACAACTCTTTTCTGACCAAGAATAGTCCCTTCCTGGTCGGCGTCAAATTGTATGTCCCATTGTGGACCAGCATTTTGATTTAAATCTATAATATGAGTGCCCAAACTATTAGATAAATCAAATAGTCCTACTTGGGTTATTGCATCCTCTAAAGTAAATAACATATTGGGAACAACCTCGTTTGGTAAATATCTCCTAGCGAAATAATCTTTTGTTCCTTGAGGTAGTCTTATTTTGTGCTCTTGAACTGCTGTCAAAAACGGATCAATCCCACCGGCAGTTGTATTTAATTGACATATAAGATTTGAAAGTAAACCGCCATCGTTTTTAGAAAAAAATTCCCCCATTGTCTCAAACAAATTAATACTAATGTTTGGTGGGCATATAAACTTTGTGGTGTCATATTCTTCGCCTTGTCCTATATCAATAGGTGTTTCACCGTGACTCACTAATAATAAACCTTTTACAGCACTCATTCTTATATATTATAGTCTAAGATAATATTTTTGAATTTAATTAATCATTATCTTAGATAAATCTAAGATTAAATTCAAAAATATTATTTTGAATTTAATTAATCATTATCTTAGATAAATCTAACTTTTAACCCAATAGATCTCACTATTACCCCATTATCACCTTTGATTATATTATAATAGCAAACTTGTTCTTAGCCTTTTCATTATTTATATTCTCATTATTTATATTCTCATTATATAAATATTTAAATAGTAACGATTTTATATATATATTGAAATGTCTATTGCTGATTATCGAATAGCGGGTGAAATACATAAAAAAACACAAACATTGATAAAATCTCAATTAAAACCAGGAATGAAATTAATTGATATTTGTAAAACGATCGAAGATTCTATTAAAGAGGAAACTGAAAAGCAAATTAACCAAGGTATAGCGTTCCCAACAGGAATATCCATTAACAATCTAGCTGCGCATTTTACACCTGAATGGGATAATGTGAAAACGTTGAACCCAGGGGATGTCTGTAAAATAGACTTTGGGGTTCATCATAATGGATGTATAATAGACAGTGCATTTACTATCAACATGGATAATAAATATGATATTTTATTAGAATCGTCGAGGGAAGCGGTTGATAAAGTTATAAAAAATTTAGGAGTTGATGTGCGATTTAAAGCATTAAGTGGAATTGCTCAAGAAATAGTAGAATCGTATGAAATGGAATTAAATGGAAAAACAATTCCTATAAAACCAATTGATAATATAACCGGCCATAATATACTTCCGTGGAAGATTCATGGAGGAAAATTATTATACAGTGTTCCACAAAAAAATGATAACTGTAGAGTTGAGGAAAACGATATTATTGCGGTTGAGGTTTACACAAGCAATGGATTGGGAACATCCATTATGGGAAAAGATATAAAAAAATACAGTCATTTTATGCTTGTTGATAAACCTAAACTGGTTCAGAAATTTTCTATTAAAAAATTGGAAATTTTACACACCTTAATGAACGATAATTTTAGAACATTGGCTTTTTGTCCAAGGTATATTTATAATGTAAATAATACACCAAAAGACTATATAAATGATTTTTTTGAGTTACATAAACAAGGTTGTTTAAATATATACCCTCCATTGTATGAGAAAGATCCCAACAGTGTTGTAGCACAATTTGAAGAGACGGTTTATGTAACTGAAAAAGGTGTTGAAATATTGTCTAAATAGGAGTATTATCAGCGCCTTTTATAAGCCAAGAGGAACTCTGTATTTTATCCCCAAGTCCATCCACTAATTCAATGCCCAATTCCCTACATACATCTATTTCGGGGATAATGTCATTATTCTGGTCTCCCCCATTTGTAAAACAATCTGGTTTAATAATTCGCAATGTTTCACGAACAGTTCGGTCTTTATCAACTGCTATTATAGCCCCATCCACACATTTTAATGATCTAATAATTTGCAATCTTTCATACTGATTCATAAATGATTTTGTTTTTTTTAATTTTGCCTGGAAATCACTGTTCACAATTACAAATAAATAGTCTCCAAGTTTTTTACTTTTTTGTAAATACTCCAGATGACCAACGTGAAAAGGATCGAAATACCCACTTACGCAAATTATTTTCATATATATTCTATATGAATGAAAATAATTCTATAATATTAAGTAATTCTATAATATTAACTAAAGTTTAGATTGGGTGGTGCGCAATTTAACATTAACCCATAACCCTAATGTGGAATCGGATAAATTATCATTTTCAATATTTCGAGGACCCAATGTAAAACTGTTAAACCCTATATTTTCTGGAGTATATCGTATGTTTTGTTTGTCTGTTAAACTAAATTCAAAGTTTTTTATAAGATGTAGTAATATAAGTCTCATCTCAATTTGGGAAAAGTTTTTCCCAATACAATCTCTTGGACCATATGTAAATGGGCTAAAGCGTTTTGAGCTGGGATTATAACTATTCATAACGGTGTTGTTCCATAATTCATCGCCAATAAATTCTCTGTCTGGATTAAACTGAAGCACATCATTTCCCCACAACATATCGGAACGATGTCTCCCCCAATTAGGTATTTGAATATAAGTTCCTTTTGGTAATATAATATTATTACCATATTTATCTACTATATAATCATCTTCTATTAATTCTCTAAATGTTCCGTTTGGAATAGCGGGCCACAATCTAAGTGTTTCCATAATACATCGGGTCATGTAAGGCAATCGTTTTAAATCGCTATATTCAATTGTTCTATTTTCTTGGGTTTTCCAAAAATGGTTGATTTCTACGTATAATTTATTTTGTATTATTTTATTTTTAGAAAGTTCGTATATTAACCACGACAGTGTGTGTGCGGTAGTATCGTGTCCAGCAAATGAAAATATAAGAGAATTTCCGACCATTTCAGAATTCCGTTTATTACCAAGATCCAAAAATCTATCTTTCATAGTTTGGCTTAATGACCCATTTGATTTGTCCAGTTCATTGAAAAATTTTGGAATAAATTCTTTAGTGTAAGGTATGTTTTTACCTGAAAACATGCTCCTAACATTAGATTGTGTTGTTTCTATAAATTCGGATGAAAATCCAAACATTGCTAGTTGTAATTGTCCTAGGGTTTCATTTAGAAAATAATCATTAATATTTACTGCAGATGTACCATTATTGGATAAAGCAGTTAGAGTATGAATGTAGTGTAAAGCACGTTTGTCTGTAATAGGTATAATCGAATGAAGTGTTGTTAAATCAAATGCTGATATGTAATGGTTTCTCTGCTGTTTCCACGCGTTTATATCAGTATTCGAAATGATGCTGTTTCCTAAAAAGGGTTTAAGATTAGGCTGTTTTTTGATATGTTTGCGAACTAATCGTTCGGCATCATCTGGATTATTAATAATAATTAGATCACATATAATTTGTTTATTTTTTGGTGAGGGTGAAATGTGGGGGATATTAATATTACTTAGCTCTTTATTCGATCCATATAATATAGAATAATCATTATATAATATATGTAATGTACCTTCTTTCTGGGCTTTATTAAGATCGTTTAATACCGAGAGGCCATTCAAATGTGTGGGGGATGGTATTTTAGATAATTGTTTTAATCGGTTGTCGAATAGTGGATTTTCCATTTTCTATAATAATATTAAATCATTTTTATATAATAAAAATTGATTCAATTTATATTATTATTAAATAATTTTTATTATTAAATATGGATATTGAAACATCAGATACTACTATTAAAATTCTCAATAAGGAAGTGGATGAAACAAAATATTTACTAATGAAAAATTGTGAAAAGGTGATAGAAAGAGGTAGTACATTGGATAATATTGAACAAAAAGCAACCACCCTTAATGTCTCAGCAGTTATTTTTAAGAAAAATAGTGTTCAATTAAAAAATAAAATGTGGTGGCAAAACAAAGCATACATTATGATAGGAGTGGGCGTGTTTTTGGTTATAATAATTATTATAATATCTACAACCCATAAAAAATAGATTACTATTATATTATCTAGAACTCATAGATAATTATATCAGACTATATTTTTGATTTGGGTTGATAGTTATTTCCTATTTGACCTAACTCATTATCTAAGATGGTTTTATAGAGCGGGTTGTCAATAGATAAATATAGCAGTACTACTACCTGTTTTTTGTTCCCATTCTTTAACATTCGGTATTTAAATGTTAAAGAATCCCAAACAATTATTTCCATAGGTTCAATAATATATTTTTTTTCAGCAGATTCTAAAGTTAAATCACAAGCATCTATTGGCAATGCCACTGTTATATAATTTTTATAGTGATTGCCGATGTTGGTTTTAACATCTAAATTATACTCTTCATTTAATTTAGATTCTGGATTGATTGTTATAAAGCGCGCTCCCCGTATATGGAGTGACCCAATACCCAATTCAATCATATTATTATAAAAATTTATAGATTTTAGAAAATTATCAAAAAGATTAATTGTCACTGTATTTAAAGCCCAGGTTGATTTAACCCCCGATTCATCTATAAAATGAGTGAAAGAGAGCCCACCAGCAATGTTAATTTCGGCGGTATCTAAACATTGGATATACGTATCCAGATTAGAATAGAGATTTTTTAATTCTTTAAATTCTGGGTTATTGTAGGTGGAAAAACTTTGTGATATAAAAGTGGTCATATTAACGTATACTTTATTTAATTAAAATGAATCATATTTATTTATTTATGAGATCCATTCTAATTATTTTATTGGGATCTACAATCCTTTTATAACCCTTCCCATATGGTATAATACTAATACAAGATTTAAATTAATGATTTAATAGAATAAAAATTACCCTGACTGAGCGTAGTTTTATCTAAAGCGGATTTTGCCCAGTCCTTATTTGTAGATAAATTTATTGATACTAAAACTCGTTTACAAGCTTTATTTAATGTATAGGGTTGGGTTCTATGTTCAAACTGACACGAATCCCAAACGAATAGTTCACTGGTTTTATATCTATATAGATGGGTTGCACTATTTTCCTTATATTCTAAATGTCCCATAGCTTTTTCCAATTCATATAATGGAAATAGAACGGTTAAAATATTCGTTTCGGGATTATTCGGCGCTTTATATTCGGTCATAACATCCAAATGAAAATCTGAATAAGATATGGTTTTTTCATTTATAGTGATAAAACTAGCCCCTCTTATATGTAAATTGTCCAAACCTATATTATTATAAAAATCAATTGATTTTAGAAACTGGTCAAAATACGCTATTCCTGTGGAATCTTGTGCCCACGTCCATTTTATTCCACTGGTTACATCTCCTAAAAAATTATTAAAACTTGGGACAGAATTTAATTCAATTGTAGCATTATTTAGACAATTAATAGACTGTTCTAATTTAGAATATAGTTCCTTAAGTTTATTAAATTCGGTTTTATTATAAATCGGCAATGTTTTGTAGAACATATTTAAATACGATAAACGCTCTTTTTATGTATCATATTTTTAAAAATGATGATGATTTTAAGTTTTCTACGTATATACAGAAGAATGTGGATCCTTGATCCATCTACTTAAATAAACTTTATCTAAAATTAATTAATCAAATTTAACTTTGTAGAAACAAAGTTAAATTTGATAAAAAAAATATTTATTATAATATTATATAGATGTTTAGTTCAATTTTTAAAACTATTTTCAAAGAGATTTCCCATCATTTAAGATTTAATACGCTAAATGATGTGGAAGGTTATGGTCAAAATTCGTCAGGAGATGTTGTCAAACAGATTGATATAGATTGTGAAATGATTTTTATAAAACATTTAAAAAATAATAAATTAAATATAATAGGGTATATATCAGAAGAAACAGACAACCTAACATTTTTTAAAAATATAGAAATAGATGAGACTAAAGACAGTTATATTGTAACATTTGATCCCTTAGATGGTAGCAGTAATTATAGTTCCAATATAAATACTGGGTCAATATATGGTATTTATAGTTATAATAAAAAGGCTCATAAATTGATAGATATAGTTCACAGCGGGTATTGTATGTATGGTATTAATAGCATAATGGTTTATACCGAAGAAGATACAGTTATTATGAGTATTTTAACTGGATGGGAAAATTTTAATAAAGTTAGTGATATTCATTTTAATAAGATTATTAAAAGACAAAAAATATATTCGATAAATGAATCAAATAGTTATGACCCCGAAATAAAGTTCCTATTACAACAATATAAATCTAATAATTATAATATGAGGTGGGTCGGTACCCTAGTTGCCGATGCCCACCGGATTTTATTAAACGATGGAATATTTTATTATCCATCAAACAATAATCATATGTTTGGTAAAATTCGAATGCTGTATGAATCTATTCCAATGGCTTATATATTTAAATTGGCTGGAGGGGTCGGTTTAAACGCTAATTATAATAATATTTTAGATACAATTCCTACATTTAATTTGGATACCCCTCATAAAAGTTCTTCTATAATCCTTGCCTCTAAACAAGAATATGATCATTTGTTAAATCTGTTAGATTTATATGAAGCTAATAAGAATTAATTATATATTTAGCAACCATACAGCTGGACTAGAACCAATCCAATTAGATGGATATTTTATGTAAGTGTCTATTTTATTAAAATAGAGTTTCAATAGTTCAGCATATTTTAAAATATCGTCTGGTTCTATAGTACTGTCTAATACATAGTTATAAATTAATTGAATGAGTTGAATATTAATTATGTGTTGTTCTAAAGAATTACTAGATTTAATCGGATAATCTAAGATTTTATTTAATTTATAAGTATCTTTTAAGTTATTTGTATATTTGTCAATAAGTATAAGAGTATTTGATAGTTGATCGACTAAATATTTGGTTTGGTTAATATATAAACTATTATTATCCTCAGATGGTTTAAATTCATAAATAGCTTGTAATTTTAATAAGGTTTTATTTATAGTTGTATTCAATTTAGTTTTTTTATTAGGACTCATATATTATCTATAATAAATTAAATTTACACTCAAATTTAATTTAAGGGTAAATTAAATCAATCAATTTATATAATAAATATATATATAATTATGGAATGTGAATAATATCACAGTAATTCTTTTTTTCCACTTCTATCAGACATAACTTATAAATTGTCGAATGAGAATAACATCTATCACATTCAACAATTTATAATTTTTTCTGGTTTTATTGTGAAAAATTCAGTATTTTGGTAATACTTTGGTTGATCGTATAAATTTGGTTCATTTAGGATGATATTTTTGTGAATTGTTTTAGGTTCATAATAAATATAATTTTTTATTCCATCCATAATTTGTAGTATAGACACATCTTCATCCATTTTACCATATCCACAACAAAAAGATGTAAAAATAATATCAATATCTTCAATATTTTCCTTTTGATTAATTAAAATATTATATAAAACCGACATAGTAGCATAATAAGCATTTTGCGTATTTGACACATTTTGGGGTAATAACATTGTTGGTGAAACTACCAGTGATTTATCGCCTTTATTTAATATTATAGAACTCCCAATTGGTAAATATGGTTTTCCAACAATACTTGTAATTCCTAATTGTTTTACAATAGTTTTTACTTCTACCTCAATATTAGGAAAAATAATTCGACTTAAAGCATAATCAATACCCCCATCCATAAAGCATAAACTATTGGCAGGAGATACATAATAAGTTTTTTTATTTGGCTTTGGGACATAATCTTGAATTTTCATTGTTTTTGATTCAAAGCCATGTTGTTTTATTTTTTCACTGTATGTTTCAGATAATGAAATAAATATAATAGGCATATATTATTGTATATTATTATTTATACAATAATTGACGCATACGAGAGAAGGTACTAAAGTCTAAATAATTATCATATTAAAGGTGTTGGAATTTTATGTCAATACAAAATTAAAAAATATACTGGTAATATAATTATAAGAAGTTAACCATTATATATATTCGCTTGTGTAGTTAAATGTATTTAAAATTAATCCATATACTAATAAACTAAACATAATTATTACATACACTTCGTATCCTAAATTTAAGTAAATATTGCTGTATATCCCTAGAAATAATCCCATTACAATATACCCTCCATACCGAAGAACTTTATTCCAAAAAGAGGGACAAACCATCTGAGTCTCTAAAGATTTCATCATATAATGGTATTTTGTTCCATTGTAGTCATCATATACGACACTATACCCCAATTTATCTTTATAATAGTTTATAACACCTTCTCCAGATGTTATAAAAATTTTATTATATCCAGCCACTTTCGCCATTTCTTCACATTTCTTTACAAGTTTTGTCCCCAATCCAGAATGTTGTGGTTTTGTTGGATCGGCAGAATTCGTTTTAACAATCGCCCCATATACGTGAACTTCTCGTATAATAGCACTGTTCTCAAGAAGAGGCAAGCAATCCGATGATTCATTGAGAAATCGGAGTCTAGCCAACGCATAAATTTTACCAGAAGAATCCTCGAAAGAGATAAAATGATCATCAGATCCAGCCTTATGTCTGGTATAAACATCGAGCGTAAGGTCATCAACATTAAATTCGCCGCCCTGGATTTCTCTACATCGGATACAAGCACATTTTTTAAGACCTTCCTTTTCAATCTTTGCTAGAACATGTTGTCTAAGATTCGTTATTTTATTTCCACCCACAATACTAATATCTGGAATATCACGAATAACCCTGTTTAGTCGCGTGTCCTTATGAACTTTTTGTTTTGCGTAGATCAATGTATCAACCAAATAAGAACCACCATCAATCTCGGCATATGGAAGATACTTCTTTTTGCTCAGATCTATTGGGTCACCCCCCCCAAGACCGCTATATATTTTATTCTTATTTTTTCGCCAAGTGCGTTGTAGACGAATAATATTTATTTTTTGTTTAAGTGCAGTCATAAATTCCCGCATATTATTATACCAAACCAGAATTTTTGTATGTGGGGTGGTTGAACATGGATACAGTTTCCATTGATCCGCTATCGCAAAATCCTCGTCTTCGGTAATCATATCGATCATATTTCTATCATCTTCAGGGGATAGACGGCATAATTTACCTGGACCAGGCAGATCGAACATATAATGCGTATCAAGTTTAATCCCACAATCTAAAATTCTTTTGGTGCCTGTTCGGATCTGTTCAACCGTACAACCACGATTTATACCTTTTAATATAGCGTCATCCAGTTGTTGAATACCAATTTGAACCGTGGTAATTCCACAAGACATAAAATGAGCACAATCTTCAAGAGAACAATGGTCTGGTCTGGTTTCAATCGTTATACCAACAACCCTAACATCCGATATTCGATTAAGTTGCATTTCTTCTTCCAATGTTTTCATAATTCGGCGCCTAGACCAACTATTATATGTGTTGCATGCATAATAGAGACACGTCATATACCAAATGCGGTAATCCATTGGATAATAACAATAAGTTCCCCCCAATACAATAAATCTAATTTTATCAGGTTCGTGTCCCATAATTTCAAGACAATGAATTCGATCATAGGTCTGTGTAATAGGGTGGAATTTGTCTTTAGCTGCTCGCATACATCCAGGTTCGGTGCTAAGATATGATCTGGGTTGTATCCGAACCTTTTTAGTAAATGTCTTGCCTGTTTTTGGATTGGTGAATTCTTTTTCTACCTTTTCATCTGGACAAAATTGACAATCTTCTGGACAATCAAATTTTGAAGGGCTGGTGAAAACCGCTACTGGAAGTTCGCCTGACCCACTACGCCCAAATTTTCGCTTCATAAATTTTTCTAATGAAACATTGGGTGTTATTATTCCCGCAATTTTTAAACGCCTGTAGATAATATTAAGTTCAATTTTACTAGGAAATTTGGGCAGGTTGGCAATATGGAGTTTTATGACCGAATTCATTGTTTGGGTGTAGTGTTTTTTATTTATATAGTCGTGTTTAGAAAGCTCTATAATAATATTTTTAATAATTTCTAAATCTTCTTTTGTGTAGTTGGTTTTTTCTTTAAAAATATCTTCTAAATCGGATTCTTTCAGATTTAAATTGATATCACCAAATGAATTCATTTTAAATTTGAAAAAATAAACATTTATTTTTTCAAATTTATTTTCTACTTATATATATAAAATGAAAATTTGTGAAGTATCTACTTTATTAGCATATATCGCAAGTATGTATATTATGGCGTGTATATTTTATATGATTATTAGCAGACATTATGGTACACCCTTTAATGATGCCCTTAAAAGTTATCCAGATTTGATTAAAATTAAAAACGATTCTAAAAATAAAAGATATGTTATATTTTATACAGGAATAATTTTAAGTATTATAGGATTATGTATTTTAAAGCCATTTGGTGAATGTTATTAATAATAGTAACGTCAAATTATTTAGATAATAATTTAAAATTATTTATAATCCGTGATCTTCACGTTTTCTCTGATACCGATTATGTCTAGGAATACCAAGTTTTGTTAATTCGTTGTATACGATTGTTATTACGGTCCCTATGGGGTGTGTTTTTTTATAATTTGTCCGAACCTCATCATTCATACCAGATACAAAAAAATGTTTTTCAGTATTTCCTTTTAATAATTGGCACTCAAATGAGCCCAGTAATTCGCTATATTTTCCAGTTCCTTTTTTATATCCCACAATAGTACATTCGGTATCAAAAAATTGTTTATATTTTAAGAGAGTATTGGATCGTTTCTGTTCGTATTTACTGCCAGGCTGTCTAATCATAACACCTTCGCCTTTTTTTAACACAACCTCTTTAAAAAGAGAGTCTAGATGTTTTTCAGATATTACTTTAGTGTGCTTAGTTAAAACTATGGGACATTGTATTTTAACGACCTCGGTTGGTAAATTTAATTTTATAACACATTTACAACGTTCTTCGACAATATCTTGTAACTCTATCATTCGTTCTTCAAATGGTTTTGTAGATGCTGGAAGGTCAAAGACATTGTACATAACTTGCCATTTAATCCATTCGTCATCCTTTGGTATTTTTCTTTTAAAAATACCACATTTTTCAAAATGCCCTCTACCAAGCCATAATTCGCCGTCTAATGGAATAGATGGGGGCATAAGGGATGAAAACCATTCTGGAACAATAAATGGTTTCCCAGTTCTGGAAACAAAATTTTCTCCATTCCAAACAGCTCTATATCCGTCAAACTTTTCGGATGCCCACCACCCAACTGGATTTATAGATTTAACTCCATTTTTATCGATATATTCTTTTGCCAATAATACATCCCCTGTAAATTTAATTGTCCCTAGATTTCCAGATTTACAACCTACTTTGTCAACTACTTTGTTAACTACTTTGTTAACCACTGTAGGAACTACTTTGTTAACTACTGGTTCTGTCATAATACTAGATTTTTTGGGTTTAATAATAAACTTTTTTTTAGTTGGTTCTATTTTGGGAATATACTCAGTAATAGAATTTACATCTATTCTTTCTTCTGGGTGTTTATATTCTAGATCTAAATATTCAAATATAGATTGTTCACTTGGAAAACTTAAAGGCACAGGTTTTCGTAATTTAGTCTTATCGACTATACTAAATTTATGCTCATTCATACTTAATCCATAATCTAATGCTCTAGATCTCATCCCAATATTAAATGACCGACTACCCGTAAAATAGAGTGTAGCAAATCCCAATTGTTCCCAGGGTGTAAATAAAAAATCTATTCTTCTGGCTGAATATGCATTTAATCTAGATATGCCTAAACATTTCACTTTTCCTCTGCTCAAAATCTCTATTAATATGCCTCTTTCAATTAATATATTAAGAAAGTTATTGTATACATCAATATTGTTATAAGGATCGGATATAATAATATCTATATCACCTGAGTTGCTTTCCCCTCTTCTATAGGATCCAACTATCTTAAAAATACTTTGTTTATCTTTAATTTCATTAAACAATAATTTTAGTGTATCATTGTATTCATCTATTTCTGTTCTAGGAATTCGTAAAAGCAAATCGTCATAGTAAGATAGTCCAAGTTGTTGTTTAGAATTTAATAAATGAGAATTTGTTTTTAATTGTCCTAGAGTATTAATACCATAATCTTTATGTAATTCTATGGCTTTTTTAGGACCAATACCATATATTTTATTAAATAATTGTTCAGGTTCATTAGAATATTTTTCAATAACGGATATTTTACCAGTATCTACAAGTTCTTGTAGTTTCTTTAGAATACTTGGACCAATTTTTGGCAATGATTTAATTTCTGATACGCTGTATATATTATTGGTTAATGAAAGAATAGTTTCTTTCGCATTTCGGTAAGCCTTTGATCTAAAATGGTCTCCCTGGAATTTTAGAATTGTTTCTAACTTGAGTAAATTTTCTATAAAAAGTTTATTTAGAGGGTGTTTCTCTACCTCAAATTTAACTAGAGGCTTAGTTATAAGGGGCTTAGATACTGCTAATTTAACTTGAGGCTTAGTTATAAGGGGCTTAGATACTGCTAATTTAACTTGAGGCTTAGATACTTCTAATTTAACTTTCGGTTTGGAGTTTATTGACGGAGCGGGTTTTAATAATTCACAACACCAAGCAGATTCACAGCCAATATAGTCTAAGTTTTGACCCTTTGTGTAGACATTACCACTATGTCTTTCACACATTTCTTTCTCTGTTCTATTAAAAACTCGACCTTTTTTACCTCCTTCATTTCGCCAGGCTTTATCATCGGATATATATTTATATGGATTATATACTTTAGACATTATATATATAATTAGATTTAAATTATAAAATTATATACTCAACTATAAAATTGAAACAATTATTTATTTCAATTATTTATTTCAATTATTTATTTCAATTATTTATTTCAATTATTTATTTCAATTATTTATTTCAATTATTTATTTCAATTATTTATTTCAATTAAAAAATATAATATATAGTATAGATGTATGATACAATAAAAGATATAAATGGAAATAAATTTTCAATTTATAGTAAGAATGGTAAATCTTTAATTAATAAATATATAGGTGGTAGTAATAAATATGGTAGATTTAGTGTGAGTCCTGGCCCTGTTTCTTTAATTAGTGAACCAGGTGTTGTTCCTAGTCCCAATCCCCAATTAGACGAAGCATTGGTTGTTCCCGGTGTTGAAAGACGTAGAGGTAGATTTACGGTGAGCCCTAGTCCGCCCTCTATTAATGTAGATGAACTAGTTGATTCGGAGCCCCGATTAGACGAACCTCAAGTAGGAAGACGTGCGGGTAGATTTACGATGAGCCCTAGTCCGCCCTCTATTAATGTAGATGAACTAGTTGATTCGGAGCCCCAATTAGACGAACCTCAAGTAGGAAGACGTGTGGGTAGATTTACGGTGAGCCCTAGTCCGCCCTCTATTGTAGATGAACCTGTAGTAGAAAGACGCACCGGCAGATTTACTGTGAGTCCTAGTCCACCCTCAAATGTAGATGAACCTGTTACCCTTACCACAACACCAGAAGAAATACCAGATCATATTGTTTTAGAAAATAATAAAATTATAAAAATTAAAGGCTACATATTTAAATTATTGGAAAAGATTGGATATGGTGCACAAGGAGAAGTATGGCTTGCTGATTTATTAAATAAGGAAGACTATAAGGGATTAATTAATTCTAACCATAAAACAAGTTTATTTTCAATTAAATTTATGAAAGCTCCTGAAAGAGGAACTGCTGGATATACATCACTAAAAAGAGAAATTAAAAATTTAAAGAAATTAGGTAATAAATCTGAATTTATAGTTAAAACATATGATATAAGCGAAGTTGATAATTATGTTGTTATTTTAATGGAATATATTAACAGTATGTCAATAACTGAATTTATACTTCAACTAAGACTTAAATTTAGATTAAATAAATCAACGGCAATAACTGGTTGTCTTAAACTTCTAGAACAATTAATAAAGGGTTTAAAATATTTACACGATAATAATATTGTCCATCGAGATATTAAACCCGATAATATTTTATTAAATCTAGAACAGATTTATTACCAGGGTGAAAATATATCAATACCCTACATAAAATATATTGATTTTGGATTATCTTGTGGAAAATATACTATTAATGAATGTATGGACAAGGTTAGTAATAAGTTACCAAAACTAGGAACAGTTATTTATATGGCGACCGAACTATTACGAAAAAGTCCGTTTGAAAAAATATTTACTGAAGAGGATAAAACCGAATTATTGTATTCTAAAAAAACAGATATTTATTCACTTGGTATTACAATTTATGAACTATTTCATTCATTTACGCCATTTCAAAACCCTGAGATTTGGGCCACATATGACCGATATTTACCATTAAGGTTTATGGAGGAACGTATTCATTTTTTACCGATAAAATCTAAGTTACATAATATATATAACGGCTTTGCGATTTTTGATTTTATTATAAATATAATGGTTGTGGATGACCCTGAGATGCGGGTTGATATCGATTTGTTAAATTCTATATTTGATGGTACATACAAATATATAGACGATATACCTTATATTGAATTATTACATACATTGGGGAGAAAGGAAAAGGAAAAGGAAAAGGGACCGTGTGAATGTCCTATAAAAGAACACTGTCAACAAATGGCGCTTTTTAATTCTCTACCATTATCGTGTCGCAAGGTTTGTTCGGAATCACATTCTTGGAAAATGGCTAAATGTGGGTATTATATACCGTCTATAGATCATTTAATAGAAAATAATAAGTCGAAGACAAAAGAAAAAATTACTGATTGGCTTCGAAAAGAGTATATGCAACACATAGCCACAGATCAAATAGTGGAACAAAGATTATACAATAAATATATCATATTAAAATAACTTTTATTTAAATGATTAAAGTAATTATTTAAAGTAATTTATCGACTTATTTATAGTCAATGTCATATAAACTTGGGTTAAATTGTTATTTAATAGAATCTGCTGAAAAATTTTTATTACTTTTAAGTAAACCAATAAGTACCATACTGAATTCGTCTGATACGCGTTATAATTTACATAGTAAGTGGACGTATTATTTTATAGAATTATATAATAATAGATTAGAATTTTTATTGATGGGGGAAACTAAGGTAAATGGGAGGATTACAGAGGCTTCAAAAGTCTTTAGAAAAAGTTATAAAGAAAACTATGATAAAATGCGTTCGAATTTTGTTCTGATAAATAATTTAGAAATATGGGAGGATTTAAATGCTTTAAACGATGATCATGTTGTTTTGTCATTAGATCAGAAAAAAAGTTGTACTAAAAACAGATTAAGTCGTGATTTTAGTACGTTGGAGCGCGTGAATAAATCAATTGATAATGAGAATATGAATAAAGCCATATTGGAAAATACTAATTTAATGTTAATGGTGTTTATATACCAATATATAAACAAGTTTGAGGAAGATTCTATAAATATTAATTTATGGAATTATTCGTTAAGATCGATGACTTTTTCACCTAGGTGTTTTTTTGTGGGGATATGTACGTTACTGTGTCAATATATTTGGACAATTTCGCTGTTATATAGTGTGATTAATGATTTTAATTTAAGCAATGACCCAATAATAATAGTTATAAGTATAGTATCAACAATTGTATCTATGTTATACAGTTATAATACTATTAGTTCATATTTATATGCTTCGCCATTGTATAAGTTTTTATTAGAATTGTATACTGATTACCCAGACATAATATTAAATCACGAGGAAAAAAATAATATATTTTATAAGAAGAAGACTATAACGATGAAAAGGTGGCATATACGATATAATTGGTGGGCGGATTTTTTTTCGAATTTAGTATTACCATTATGTATACCAATAATAAATGTATTTATTATAGCGAATTCCGATAGTATAGTGGATTCTATATTAAATTCGGTAGCGGTATTTTTTATAATACAGATAGATGAGGATTTGA